TTGTGTTAGGATCCTCATCTTTTATACCTTTTATGCAACTTACCTCTATCAACCGTAGAAATGTGATCGAGGATTTGCTTGATATTAATGTTTTCAGTAAAATGAATGTAATTCTAAAAGAAAATATTGGCGCATTAAGAGAGACAATAAAAGATAACAATTATAAGATAGAGATTAATAGCACAAAAATAGATGCTCAGAAAAAATATATTCGCGAAATCACTAGAATGAATGCTGAATATAGAAAAGAAAAGGAAGATGAGATAGAAGAGTTTCGCGGCGAGATAAAAAAACTAGATGAGGGTAATTTAGAACTAAGCACTCAAATAGAAAACTTACACGTTAATGTTGACCCTATAAATGCAAAAATCAAAAAATTAAATTCATATGAAACTGAATTTAAGAGTAAAATGAAATCGGTCGTATCTGATGCGAAATTTTATGAAGATAATGAATCTTGCCCTACATGTGAGCAACAAATTGATGAAAAAATAAAAGAAGAAAAATTAAACAATGCTAAAAATAAAGCAAAAGATATTCAGGATGGTATTTTAAAAGTAAAACAAGAATTGGAAGAAGCACAAAAAGAATTATCTATAGAAAATGAAAAACTAGAAACTATAAGAAAATTAGAGAAAGAAATTCATTCTAATAATGAGACTATATCAAGACTCTATTTTTCAATAGAAAAAAATCTTAAAGACTTAACAGAAAAAAATAACGGCGATTTAGAAATAGCAAATAAAGAATATAGTGATCTCCTTGAAAACAATAAAACCTTGATTGAGAATAAACTAGAACTGAATGAACAAAATTCATACAATCAAGTATTATTTGAATTGTTGAAAGATACTGGTATAAAAACTAAAATTATAAAACAGTATCTGCCTGTAATGAATAAATTGGTTAATGCTTTTTTGCAAACCTTAGATTTTTTTGTCCACTTTAATTTAGACGAGAGCTTTACCGAATCAATAAGGTCCAGGCACAGAGACAATTTTACTTATGATTCTTTTTCAGAAGGAGAGAAACAGAGAATAGATTTATCACTACTCTTCACCTGGAGGCAAATCGCTAAAATGAAAAACAGCGTTGCGACCAATCTATTAATCTTAGATGAAACATTCGATTCGTCTCTTGATCAAGACGGAATTGAAAATCTAATGAAAATTATAAACACATTGGATGAAGGAACAAATGTTTTTGTCATATCGCATAAAGGTGATATGTTAGAAGGTAAATTTGAAAATAAAATAGAATTTTACAAAGATAAGAATTTTAGTAGAAAAAGATAATGTGCGGTGTCATAGGAATATATTTAACGAATGTCACAAATTCTGATATTCAACTGGTGGAAAATCTTTTCAAACAGTCTATGATCCGAGGTAAACATGCTACTGGATTAACTTATATTAAGGAAAACGGTAAACTATCTACCATAAAAGAACCGATACCTTCAATTGAATTTTTAAAAAAATATTCAATAAAAGATTTTGTTTCTAATAAATGCTTAAAACTTATCGGCCACATACGTTACTCTACTTCTGATTTACGTTACAATCAACCGTTTCAAGGCAGAAATGTATCAATTGCACATAATGGTGTTATAAGCCAAGACCCGAATAAATGGGAGTATGAGACAGAAACGCTAAATGATTCAGAACTGATATTAAGGTGTATAGAATCCGGCGATTCTCCGTTAGAAGTTTATGCGAATAGAAGTATGTCTGTGGTTGTATTAGAAGAAGACACTCTCTATGGGTTTAGAAATCAAGAACGTCCTTTATGGATGTCATACAGAGACAATGGATTGATATTCGCTTCAACAGAAGATATATTAAAAAGAAGTGGAGCGGAAGATATCAGTATTCAAAAATGCAATCCTATGGTTCTATACTCCTATAATTCTTTCAGTGGTGTCAGTGCTGATCCAAGACATTATTCAATTGACGTAGAAGATTTGCAATGTTAAAAAGATACGATAAAGAACAAGTTGAGCAATTAATAGAGAGACAACAAGATGGTGCCAATACCAGATTTTTAAAATCTGCACATAATCTTTGGTATAGATTTAAAAATTATGAGAGAAATCCTCCCTTTGTACTGGAAGATAATTCTGAACCAGTTGCCTTAGTGTTTATAACATTCAGTCAGAAATCCAAATATGCTAATTTGTATGAGATCGTTACCTTGGAGGGTAAAGAAGGTAATGGTTATGGAACTGAAATATATTGGCTTGTGATGGAAAATGCATATAATAATAATATGCAGAGACTTAAAATGTCATGTACTCCTTCTTCTGTTTCTTGGCACAAAAGAAATGGAAACATATTTTGGGCAGTTGATCCTTCTGGTTCTCTGAGAGCAGATCAACCTATATTTCCAAACTTACATGAACAATTAACTTTCAGAGAATTGGCAATAAAAGACCCTTCTATTGCTTTACCGAAAAGTCAAAAGGTATTAGATCAATTGATGAGAGAATCTCTAGAATCTCATGGTTTCGGAGAGAAGAAAAGACTAAAAACAAAACAAGCAATTTCTAAAGTCGGCAATTATTGGTTCCGCGATGTTTTATTTAAACAAAAATCTACCCTAGAAGAATTCATCTCATGAACGAGAAAATATCTAAAGATTTTATAGATTGGTTTGGAAGAAGTTTAGAAATAGAAGATTGCGATCCTTCTATTTTTATGACTAATTATTTCTTCGATAGATTTGAATATAATAAAGAACAAAGATTATGGTTGACATGGTTATATGGCACGACCTATTACTGGCCAACTGCATATATCATTTGGAATGAATTTCCTGATATGGAATTGGTTGGAGTTGAACGTCTACGCGATTGGAATAATAATAATTATAAGAGATTAAGATATCAAACTGACACTAAATGGAATAAAGGACATTTACCAGATCAGTTTGAATCGTACAAAAAATGGGTTGGTGATAGGAGACAAAGAGAGGCACTGACAGAAAATTTTGTGGGGGATAAATACAAAGATTTTTATACTCTTTGGGATACTGTTAATTCTTGGCATAAATTTGGTAGATACACTTCTTGGTTTTATATTCAAACTCTGAAACAGTGTTGTGATATTCCTATCGATGTAGATAGTTTGTGGTTACATGATTACAGCGGATCTAGATCTCATCGAAATGGATTATGTTATGCTGTAGGAAAACCAGAATGGGTTGATAAAAAATTAGAAAAGAAAGATATAGATTATCTAGAAGAAACAGCAAAACATCTACTAAATGAGACAAAGAAAAAATATCCTCATGTTGCCGACAAAGCAGATTTTTTTGCTATGGAGACAGTATTGTGCTCATTTAAAAAACTTTTTAGAAAAAGAGATGGAAGATACTTGGGTTATTATTTAGACAGACAAGCAGAAGAAATAAAGAAAGTTCAATTGGATAAATGGGATGGGATAGATTGGACGCCAATGTGGAACGGTAGAGAGGAAACACTAGACTCTAAGTTCTTGACAAATCATATAGATAAAAATAAAATGTCTCTATATCTAGAAACAAATTCTTTCGAATCTGATAATATTAATTTGGAGTCTATTCTATTATGAAAGGAACGATAGATCAGAAAAAGTATTCAGTTCAAGTTGAAAACAATGTTGGCATAATCACTTCTAAAAATCATTATAACTGCGAACATAAACTTGGAACTTACATGGAAGAGAGTGATTATGATTTTGTGGTAGAAGAAAATGTTGATTTTTATGCTCCTCCGAAACCAACAGTGGACGGCGAATCAAAAAATTCTGAAGAGAATATTATTTTTAAATTTCGTAAAGGAGTTTTCTCAGAGGAAGAACAAAACGGAGCATATGAAGGGTTGTTAGGTGCTGCTGTTCAAACTCAGAATCGCGGTATGGCTGCTGGACCGAAAGGAGAAAAACTCGCAGGAAGAGATTGGGTTAGCGATCAACAAAATGAAATTATGGATTGCTATCTAAAAGGCACGAATAATTTATTCGGAAACGATCCAATACAAGAAATTATCGAGAAATATAAAAATTTAGAAGGAAGTGCTAATCGAGGCATAGTTTGGTTGCGGAATAAAGTAACTGAAGACTTTGGTGAGTATGATGGATTCTTCAATAAACTTATGGAAGAGTGGAAAGATATGGATCCGGAAGAAAGAAAAGAACACATCAAACAAGTAAAATCGAAATATATTTCTGATACAACTTATGCTAACAGTGTCCTATCAGGAATTGCTGGTTTTTTTGATCGCTATCCGCGTATACCTTATGGTAGAGCAACTTCTTATACTGAAAAGAATTTTGAGACTTATGAAAAATGTTATCCCTTTATGCGAAAACTCTCTGAAAAATTTAAAGAGTTGTTGCCTATAAGGTATTCTTTTCAAAACGAGCAAGCCAATGCTTTAGATTCAAGGTTTAGAGTTGCAGGAACAGATACTCCTTTTACTACTATTACCGTGAATAAAAATTTCAGAACAGCAGCGCACAGAGATGCTGGTGATTTGAAAAAAGGGTTTTCTAATTTGACTGTTGTCGCAAAAGACAAACATTGGGAAGGCGGATATTTGGTTTTGCCGGAATATCGAGTTGCTATTAATATCCGTCCTGGCGATCTTTTGTTGATTAATAATCATGACGGTATACACGGGAACACTGAGTTGTTTCCTCCTGACGGTAAAACTCTGGAAGATATGGAAAGGATTTCTCTTGTTTGTTACTTTCGCGAAAAAATGCTAGAACTTAAATCTTGGGAATATGAGAAACTTCGATATGATTTTGTTGAGTCCAGGAGATTGAACAAAGAACATAAATTGTGGAAACCATTGTGGAACGGTGTATCCCCAGGAATGTGGTCTGAAGAAGAATGGTATAATTACCTAAAAAATAATGGTTCGGTAGATATGTTAAAAAAGTATCATTCAGAAGCATATAAAGAAGAACCTGCGTCTTTGGAAGATCTATTTTTATGAAATTGATATACATTATAGGAATTCCTGGAACTGGTAAAACCACATTAATGCGTTCTCTTATGTCAGAAATTGGGTCTAACTGGGAAGAAGAACGAGTTATTGATTTACTCGACACTGAGAAATCGGGTAAGTACAGAGTGTTGGGTAAATATAAAGAAGGTAAAATCTACAGCGGAACAGATGCTTTATCGATGGCAGTAGTCCCCAAAGCTATAGAATGGATAGAAACTAAACCTGATGAAATTATTATTGGTGAGGGTGATCGATTGAATAATAAAAGTTTCTTCGATGCAGCAGGTGAAGATTTAATTATTATTCATTTAACAGTTTCTGATACAGAGCGAGAAAAAAGATACAAACAGAGAAATTCCAATCAGTCTGAAGAATTCATCCGAGCAACAAAAACGAAAGTCAAAAATATACTGGATCAATTCGCGTCAAAGATGACCGTGTTCGGTCCAGAGGAAGGATGCGTCCATACTTTCTTGCATGAAACTCAAGAAGATACACATAAAATAAAGAATTTTATCCTAAATTGTTGATTTATAACAATTTTTTTAAATTTGTCTTTGGTGGTCGATACGGGCATAATATATATACTGATTGAGGTAATATTATGACAAATTCGAACGATCTAGTTGCTAAACTTCTCGCCACAGAGAATATCACTGTGGTACACCAGAACGTCTCTACTGCTTCTTTTGATCTCAAAAACCGAGTTCTGACCCTTCCGATGTGGAAAGATATGGAATCTTTCACTTATGATCATCTGAACGGCCACGAAGTTGGTCATGCGTTGT